CCAAAAGTTCCGGCGCAATCATCGTAGAGAACGTAGAATCTTGTTCATCGATCAACTGTCCACCAATGAACAGTTCGACCTTGGAAATCTTGGATTCCCAATCGGTCACAGTGGCCGCTTGGGTACCGTTGGAGTGAATGGGGGCAAGGTAAACGTAGGACAACATGTCTCCCTTTCTCTCGAAGCGAATGGAGGACATGCCATTGTTTTGGATGTTGCCTTGTATGACCTGACGTTCACAGGACTGAGAAAAATTCGTCGCACGTTTGTACGTAGAGCGGAAAAAGCTGACTTCGGGTTGGCCGACCAAATGGGCATCTTGAGCACCGACGGCCACTAATTGTGCAATTCCACCAGACATGATTTATATTATATGGAGTTTTTTATTTTGGCGAGTTCATCTTCGAGGGACTCAATTTTGGATATCGCTTTCTGGAGTGCACCGTACATGGATGCGTATAATTGGTCATTATTTAGGAACTTGACATCGTCGATACCATATTTTTCTCCGATTGTATTAATCGATTTTGGCATATATTCTTCTACTTCCTGAGCTATCCAACCGAGGACATTCTTGTCCTTCTGGTACTCACTGAAACCTTCCAAGTCATCTCTCCATTTGAATCTTCTGAGGGGTATGGTTTTTACTGTATCATAACACAGATCGATATCCGCATCCTGGATATTTTCCTTTAGGCGGCGGTCTGACGTACTCGACCATGATCCCCCTCCAGTCTTTGCTGCCGTACCGGTGACTTCTAGATCAAACGATGGGCTGGCAGTTTTGACACCCACTCTACCTTCCGTGACGAGCGAATTGTCTGTATTTGTAAATTGAACTGTTTTAGATGTGGTATTGCCTGTATTTGTTATTTGTTGAAGAGTATATGTCGCCGATATGGCAACATTGCCCAAGGTTATCTTTTCCGCCAATATATTACCCGAAATAGAAAGAACATTACTACCCGTATCTTCTATGAATAAATTAGAACCAACATCTAACGTGTGTGTTGGGGTGAGATTAGATATACCATGCGCAGGTGAACCGGATTTGAAACCGATGGATGGATTCAAGAAACTGATTGTATTTGTAAAGTTGGTACCGACATTAGACAAGAAACCACCGTCACCATAAAATTTATCCGCTTCTATACCCTGCGTTGCGACCAATTTACCCCCACTATTGAAACTTACGGTGGTACAGTCAATGAGTTCTCCGTCTGCGGCGTATCCCATAACGTTGGATGCTTGCGTGCGGGCACTTAATGGTTTAATATATGTCGCATTTGGTCTCGCTGTTTGGAGTGGGGTCACTCCTGCGTTTATAGCGATCGTCGATGGGTGCTGATTTGTAGATCCCGCATAAAAACCAAGCGCAACGGAGTTCATTCCCTGACCACTTTCACCGGCATGGAAACCCATGGCAACGGCACCTTCTGCCTGCCCATCGTAGCCCGCATTGGATCCCATCGCGATGGTAGCGTTATTTTGACCCAAGTAAGCGGCTCTGTAGCCGATACCTATACCATACGCAGATTGGGACGTATCACCCGCCCCTTCACCAAGAGAGACGACGAATGGTTTTTGGCGAATGTTACCCTCCACGCGAATATCACCATTTGCGTGAAGAACTCTACCCGGGAATAAAGCATTTGTACCTATTCCCACACTTCCGGTGATGATAGTTTGGCCATTTACCGTTGCCTGAGTAGCCGTGAGACCCGTGGTAAAGAGTTTATTTGTTCCTCCCGTACATGCGTATCCATCTGTCAATAATTTATTTGTTGGTCCGGAAAGATCCATAACGAGACCATTCGTTGAGTCGTATCTCATTTGTAATGCATCAACTCGCAATCTTCCGGTTATATGGAGCTGATCTTGTGGCTGTGTGATACCGATACCAACCCGCCCGCTATTTACAATAGTCATTTTAGGGGTATCGGAGTTTCTGTCCTGGCCGGGTGTTTTTGTATCAAATCTTATTTCACCCGCCCGCAAACGAATTCTATCATCTATATCATTACCCTTGAATAGTAAAAGTTCAGATTTGGAATTGGTATCGGGAGTAGTTTCGTTAAATACACGATTTTCAATCACTGTATCATTAAAAGTGTTATCACCCACGGTGCCACCGAAATATATAGATTTTGGACCAACCGTACTGTCATTCGTACCCACATATACATTACCAGAAATGGAGAAATCACCCGAATCGTTGATTCTGAATTTTTCTTGGTTATTAATTTGAAACACGTGATTATATGTAGAAGGGACATTGTAGTTTAAATCTTTATTATTGCTACCACCTATGGCAAGTTTAATTGAATCTGTACCGGTATCATATAACTTTAATTTGGTGCCAGTTGCTCCCAAAAACTCCATATACGATCCAGACGCGACTTTGATACTACCATTAACATTCATTTGGTAATTAGAATCCGGCTGTGCCCCGACGCCCAATTTACCACTCATATACATATCTCCACCACGTTTCAATTCAAAACGATCTGTAACCGTATCTGTACTCGCACCGGATGAATTGACATCTCGTATAACAAATCCGGCATCATTCGCGTCGTTGTGGAAGTCTAAGGCCAATTTAATCGCATCACTTCCACCTATTTGTCTAAGATATGCGAAATCACTTGTAGTTCCGGCTTCACCAAACGACACATATGTTTGTGTTCTATTGGCTTGTACCACATCCGCCGAATTTAAATTGGCATCACTCGCGTCTAAGTGTATGTGTCCTTGTACTCTCGCGTTACCGATAACGTCTAGATTATATCCAGACGTTGGTTGTGTTGTCCCTATTCCCAACTGACCCGCAGCTGTCAATGCCATTTGTGCGGTTCCGCCCGTTCCCTTATTTAGTGTGTTATTGTGGTGTACCCCACCCTTGTACCATGCGAAATTACCGGCAGATCTAAAGTATTGGGTATTGGTTTGATAACCTATACCAAATGTAGCGTTTTCGCCATCGAGTAGATTGATTTTCTGTCTTTTATCGTTCCCGAAATGTTGGAATGTGCCAATCTTCAAATCCCGTGCCGTTTCCACATTTGCCGTCGGTTCTGTGACACCAAAACCAACCTGTGCGTATAAATTACTATTAATCAGGGTCATGGCTTTGAGTTCTGGTATAGGTTCTCCTCCGGATGCTACAATGAAATCAATGGCACCCTGTTCAGCACCCGGAGTGGGTTCTTTATGGCAGTATGATCGTATCATCGAATAGGCGTTTTCATTATTTTTGTAGTTTGAGTACATAACCTGACGCACTTCATTTAATGTAGAGTTCGTACTCGCATCCCGGCGTTTGAGTTTAAGCGCATCAACCGCGCTACCGGCGGTGATGGGACCCGATTCAATTTGAACGGCCGCATTTGAGTGTGTCGTACCTATACCGACATTGGACGTCGCCAGATTGATTGAAATAATATTAGATTCTGTCCCGTCGGCGTGGGCATTGCCTAAATGGAAGGATCCGTTATTCACTTGAATGAATGCGTTTTGAACATTATCCGTCTCATCAAATCGTAACGTGGGATGAACACCCTTGACTCGCGCGTCCCCGTCAACTTGTAGAGTACTCGTCGGTTCTGTGGTTCCTATACCCAGGTTATTTGTATCTGTGAGAACCATCATAGATGAACCCCCCGAACCTGGGTTAAATTTATTTGCGTGATGGGCACCACCCTTATACCACGCATAACCAGCACCGGATCTGTAGTATTGTGTATCTGTTTGCGTACCAATGGCATAGGCGTCGTTATACAAATCAATCAATTGACGGTTTGTCGCACCGAATTTAACCTTTCCATTAACAAATATATTCCCATCGACATCCAACGTTTCTGCGGGCACGAGCGTACCTATACCCACATTACCATTTTTGGGCGCTAATAAAATATTGATATTTTCAGTGTTGTAATTATTTGAACCCTGAATAAAGAATGAACCACTCGGACCAACAGACTGATCGACACCCAACCTGGCCGAAAGAGTGCCTATTTCATTTGAAATATGGAATTGTGAGTACTGATCGTAGGAAGGATCGCCCGTTATCGTATAACCCTTATCCGCGGCAACCCCCATTCTCCCCGTAGAAGTTATGATATTACTCGTAACCAGGTTGGACAACGTATCACCCCATATTTTGTCTGTTGTTACATAGCTACCCGGAGGGACGACAAATTCCTTATCAACAAATATTTCGGTTATCGTACGATTATACCATACATTGCCGAAAGTTGCGGTATTTGTGTTTCCCTGTCCCGTCGCATGGATTCTGGAATCGCGAATGAGAATGGCACACCCAGTCAGATCAGAGTTAGATCCACCACCCAGTCCATTTATATTATCGATTCTGACATAGCCCGGCGGGACTCTGGACACGACATCGAATTCAACGCAGTCATCTCCGTTCGTACCCGCCGTTCGGACATATGTATTTAAATTTCCGTCGTATGCGTTTGTAACCGGGAGGGTTCCCGGGTCGCCATTTTGATGAGATGATCTGGCCGCACTAATTGTCATTAAACGTCCGCCGATGTCATAAATTTTAATTTCCTTGAAATGTATTTTTGTGTTTAAATTATCAGCTCTATCTACTCTCACCGTCCAAGTGAGTTCATCGTTATATACCCCAAGCCTGGAATCTGGTGTGAGTACGCCTATACCAACGTTAGACGTAGAGACTAGAGATGTTTTGGGATTTGCGAATTTTGTTGATATGGTGGTTACATTACCCAATTCTGATGTAACCGGGTTATTTGTTTCTGTTATTTGTTGTAACGAAATGTTGGATAACGTTCGTCCATCACCAAAATAGTGATAAGATTCGACGTTACCGTAGAGATGTATGTTCATCGTTTCACCGGTCGGTATGATGTCATTTTCTAATATGTGACTATCCGTGAATCCAATCGCAAACTCTTCTTGTTTAGAGGCTCCAGACCCCGTCGTTCTATAGACAACGGCCACATTTGATACTCCTGGGGTTGTGGGATACCCTCCTCGTCTATATAAAGAACCCAAATCATAACCAAGGGTACCAGTGTTGTTATTACCGAACATCTGAAGCGGATTTTCAACGACTAACACCTCCGCATACACGAGTTGCGATCCCCCCACAACTTGAATATCACCAGTAATAGTAGTCTGACCAGTGACTGATAAGTTACCATTAATGCGCATGACATTACAATCGGCTGGTGCTATAGCGGAGTCATTAATAATTACATTAGACCCTATTGCCATCGTGTGATTAGGCGCAGAATTGGCAATTCCCACGTTTGAGGTTGTTATGAAACCCGTATC